TTTTTTTTGCTGAGGACTTCGCCGAGGCCTTTAATCGGGACGGATATAATTAAGTCTGTCCCCTTGTCGGTGTCCTTGTACTTTTCTATCCTCACAAACGCATTCATGATTTCCCTTTGCCCCTTATGTCATACACAAAAGCCATTTTGTTAATGGAGGTATTTTTAATAGCAAGTGCCACAATCCGGGAATCTTTGTAGATGATCTGCGTGACATGGAAACGATCGTATGTCGTAAATTTAGGCTTTGTCCCGGATATTTGCACTTTATCAGATGGAATCCATATAAACGGCGCAGTATACAGCTCTCGCCCTATGCCCCAGTTAAAACAGGCGCGTTTAAAACTATCGGATGCAAGTCCTTTTTCCTTTGCCGAAAAGGATTCTATGCCCGTGTCCTCTTTTGATATCCAAAGTTGCTTCTCGCTGTCATAAATGCTTACGGTACAATTCGCATTATCCCGCGTATGCTTCCGCTCCCAGTTCATCGGGCCTACAGCCTCGTCGAGGATGTTCATGTCACATCTTGCATCCTTATACAGCAATAGTGAGCAGCCGTTCTCTTTTACTGTGGACACGCGGCATTCAATCTCATCCGCCCTCAGCTCTCTAAATTTATTCATGTCCGCCTCCTACTTAATCCGAAGATGCTCCCCGCGCTCCTTCAATTCAGCAAATGTGAGGGTTTTTCCTGCATTCAATGCCTCTCTAATCTTAGACGTGTCAGGGATTTTCTTCATGTAATCGTCTGGGACTGCCGTATCATCCACTTCCATCGGAGCGACGCCGCCGTTTTTGCAGATTGCAAACGAGTAGAGGTTTGTTTTAAACTTCTTCCGGTCGCAAAGTACCATTGCTCTCTTTAGCCTGTCTTTCAGCATCGCGCTCCGTCTGTGTAACTGCTCCGCGCGCGCCGCAAGGCGATCAGCTTCTTTTTCAAACTTCGCGGCTTCCGCATCCAGCTCCGCCATAATGATTGCGTAATTCTCCGCCTTTTCTTCTAGTTCGCCGTCCATGCCGTCCAGCGTGTCTTCGATAACCTTCATCTCCAACTCATCCGCTGATTCCATCATTTCATATAGTTCCAAATACTGCCCTGTGATCTCATATAATGTGCTCATCTTCTTTGTTTTCCTCCTGTTCAATCTCCTGCGTTATCCGCATTATTCTTCTCAGGCGCTTATGCGCCTTTAATTCAGTTCCCGTATCCAGGCTTTCATTGTATTCATCTATCGGCTGTTCTGTATACATGTTACTCATCCTTCCACATGTCGCGGAATTTATCAAAAAACTCATTCACGGCCTTATTCATCTCTTCCATCTCTGGTATCGTTTCATTTTTTTTCTTACATGCTTCTATCATGCCAACGTAAAGCGTTTTTTTCATGATACTCTTCGCATCTTCATACGATACCCCAGCATCTAATAGGCTTTTCGTTACCGACGCAGACGCTACTGCAAAATCTCTAAGGACGTTCAACCCCGTCCCCATAATTCTCACTTTGCCATCTTCTGATAAAATCATTGCATTCTCTCCATTCCCGCCTTATACTAAAGGCGTAATATTTTTCATTGGCGCTGGTACTTTGGTCGGTTCAGCGCCTTTTTCTTTTCCGGCTTCTTAATTCTTCTTCGCGTGCCGCGCACAGCACTGTTGCCACAAAGCAGCCGGCGGCGGCGACCGTCAGTACCGTCGGCGTGATCATCATGCCAAACGTCTCCCACATGATCAGGGCTGCCATGACCAGCGTTGTTCCAGCCATCATACATATATCAGACTTGTCCATCTTCACTTTCATCTCCTTTCCGGCTGGATAATCGCCCACCTCAGCGCCGCAGCTGCTTCGGCATCGCTCTTACCTCCTCCCTTTCTTTTTGCTGTACCATACGGATGCTATTATCAGTAGAGTAAGCTCAACCGCTGCCCCTACTATTACTCCGCACCAAAACGGCGATATCCACACCATTTCTCACCTCCTCTCCCGAACATCTGCAAAATCTCGTCATCTGTAAAATGTAATACCCTGTCGAGCGCCCATATCTCTCCCAACCGGATTGTTTCACCCTCTGCTTTCCGCTTTACGAGGGTGTTTCTGTTAATGATGTTCCGGCGGTCAAGGTCCTTTCCTGTCAGCCCGCTGCGTGCCAGTCCAACATTGATGACGCGCCGGACGGCTTCTTTGCGATCTGCATACACCCCAAGTGCTTTTGTTTTCGGCATCTCTTTCACCTCCACATCCAATATAGATTTGATAAAATCAGCGCGGCCATCGTGATTTCCCACGCTATGCGCCATCTCTTTGTCTCCTGCTTTGCTTCTTCGATGATCTCTACTGCAAAGCTGTCTTCTCTTTCGTTAATAACCATACCTCCTGTCTCTTGCTTCCTGCTTATCCCCGTCCTATACTGTACTCACAGGCTCCTGCCAGAGCCGAGTACATAGAAAGGAGCGTTCAGACGTTGGAATTATCATCGAGACTCTATCATTGCCATAAAATCAACAAAAACGTAACTATTCTTGAGGATTACGAGATTGTTGAAGGCAAGAAGCGCCTAGTGCGTTGCTCATGTCCATATCATGAATACAAGGATAAGAAGCCGCACTGTGATGGGAATACGGAGTTTGGTTTTCCGTGCAGTTATGCAAAAAGTCAATAACCAAACTAACAAGCTCATCACATCTCTCGCTTGGAGATAGGTAACAATAAAGCCGTAAGTCGCATTTGCAGCAATCCCCAGACATATCTTTGCAGTGCTTGCTGACGGCTTTATTAAATTCCACTGCGTTCATCATTCGCTTTCTCACCTCCCCTCTTCGCCGCTTACTGCTTTTTCTAAGTCTCTGCGAACCCGGAAAGCGTTCGCGTTAGAAAGCAGCACCGCCCGGTCCTCTTTCGGAAGAAGCAGGAGAATTGAAACAAATTCCTTGATTTCTTCCTGTTCATCCGCTGTTATTACATCTTTGATAGCGTCCATTTTCATCACCTCACTTGTTGATTCTAAAACAATTATAAGTCTAGCTAAAACGTTTGTCAAGGGTTAATTTGTTGATTTCTTCAACATTCATGTTGATTTTAATTTTTAAGTGTGATATGATTAAAACGAAGCAGGAAGGAGGTGTAAAGGTGAACGATAGAATAAAGAAAATTCGGAAAGACGCTGGATTGACGCAAGAACAATTTGCCAAAAAGCTTGGAGTTAAACGAAATACTGTTGCTACCTATGAAATGGGGCGAAGCACTCCTATTGATGCAGCAATTACTTCGATATGCCGAGAGTTTGGAGTAAATGAGGATTGGCTGAGGAACGGGAACGAACCAATGTACCTTCCCGCAGGAGATAAGCTTGAAAGATATCTCGCTCAGATTTCAAAAGGCGATGATACTTTTATAAAGGATTTGATAGAGGCCTACATGGAACTCGATGATACGTCAAAAGAAGCACTTCGTAAGATTGCTCGGGCGATGGCAAAAAAATATAAAGAAAGGGAGCAGCCATAAGCTACTCCCGCCCGTCAGATCTCGAAGAACACTTTAACAAATGAATATATCTTTTTTAAAAAGATTTCATTGTTAATTTCATCGATCATATTTTTAATGAGCTGTTTATAATCCATCGTGCATCCCTCCCAAATACGAACATTTGTTTGATTATATATTAGCACAAAGATATATATATTTCAACAGATGCGGGCAGGGAAACGCGATGAAGCGTCAAGCCTGCGCGACAAAAAACGACAGCCAGCGCAGGGTTTGACAGAATGTTACACACGGTTATATCGCTGCGGCGATTAACAAACAAAATATCATATGAGGAGGATAAGAAAATGGCACTTATCAAATGCCCCGAATGCGGGAAAGAATACTCAGAAAAGGCAGCTACATGTCCAAACTGCGGAGCGCCAAACGATTTATTAAATGGGAGCCAGCAGAATTTGAACGACCAGCTCCAGACGAGCGATACCACAAAAAAAACAAACACAGGGTTGAGCATAGCTGCTTTTGTTGTTTCACTTTTTAGTTTAATATTTGCACCTTTATCCATAATCTCGATTATTTTAATTATAATCGACGCTGTTAAGAATAAAAACAAAAAGCGCAAGAAGGGGCTTTGGATTGCCGCACTTGTTATATCAATCATTATGATCATAACTCTTTTTGTTCCGAAATCGGATAGCAACGATGCAGAACAGCCCACAGTCGTGCAAGAAAATTCAAATAGCGACGTATCAGAAGGAGCCGATCCAATCGAAACGGAAATTCCGAAAGAATATATTGAGGTAACTGCGGATGACCTCGTTGATGCTCTGAACAGCAACGCGATGAAAGCACAGAATGATTACCTTGATAAATATCTGCAAATCACTGGAACATTAGGCACAATCGACAGCTCCGGGAAATATATCTCGATTGATTCGGAACAGTTTTCGTTGGCAACAATCCAATGTTACATGACTTCCGAGACACAAAAAGAACTGATTATGAATATGAAAAAGGGCGACCCTATCACAGTAAAAGGATATTGTAAAGATATGGGAGAAATCCTTGGATACCAGATAGATATTGAAGAAATAACAAATTAAAAAATAAAAAGCCCCGATGCTGGTAACACCGGGGCAATAAAGAAAACTATACAGCACGTGAGGTGGTGGTATGTTTTCCCTCGCAAGAAAAGTATACCACAGCCTCCTACACCTGCATAGGTGTATTTTTTATACCTAAAAGGAGGATTAACTATGGCAACAGCAAAAAAACTCCCGTCTGGATCGTGGCGGATTCTGGTGTACTCTCACACGGACCAGGACGGCAAACGGCGTTATAAATCATTTACGGCGCCCACAAAGAAGGAAGCAGAATTTCTGGCGGCTGACTATCAGATGAAGAAAAGCATCGACCTGACTTGTAAAAAAATCACTTTCGGTGAAGCGCTGGATAAGTACATTGAAGACCGGAGCGCTGTTCTCTCGCCCAGAACGGTTATGGATTACAAACGGATTCGGAAGAATGAGATACAGTCCCTAATGCCTGTGCAGATATCTGAGATAACGCAGGACATGATACAAAGGATTGTAAACGAGGACGCCAAAAAGCACTCGCCAAAAACAGTGCGAAATACTCATGGGCTTATCAGTGCCGTCCTGAAGGAGGAGCGACCGGAATTTGCATTAAATACAAGGCTGCCACAGAAAAAACGTCCAAACCTATACGTCCCGACTGACAATGACGTCAAAATGCTTATGTCTGCCGTAGAGGGGACAGAAATGGAGCTTCCTATTCTTCTGGCTGCATTCGGACCGATGCGCCGTGGAGAGATATGCGCCCTGAACAGCTCGAATATAAACGGTAACACTGTGCACGTTTCGGAGAATATGGTAATTACGGCAGAACACAAGTGGGTCATTAAAGCTCCAAAAAGTTATGCAGGAGACCGATACATTGAATATCCAGATTTTGTTGCAGAAAAATGGGAGGGTCGCTCTGGTAGAATCGTAGGGCTAACCCCGGATCATATCTCCAACAAGTTTACCCGAATTTTAAAGCAAGCAGGCATCACGCATTTTCGCTTTCACGACCTCCGGCATTATTCTGCCAGCGTGCAGCACGCACTGGGAATCCCGGATGCATACATCATGCAGCGTGGCGGGTGGAGTTCCGACG